TTGAAGTAAAAATTCAATGCTACCATGTCTGTTTTCATAGGCAATCTTACCAGTTAGCAATTGCGTATTGTCAAGTGAACTATCAGCGCCCGGAACGTCTATATAGATTGTTTTTGGAGTAGGTGGTTCAAAGACAATCTTGCGCTTTGGAATCAGCCCAAGATCATCTTCAGTATGCAAACCATTTATCAGCATTCCTGAAGGTATCATATAAACGCCTCCCTACCCCTATGCTTTGCGAGCATTCCAAGGTCATAATCCATATAGCCGTAAATCTTATTTGAAACGCTCTGTCCGTCCATCGTCAAATCTACATTCAGTATAGCATCTAATATGGAATTCAGCAAGGAGTATAACTGCTGATCTCTTGCTGCCACCTGCTGGTTGTCATTACTTGTACGTGTTTCAATCCTGTAAGTATCATCAAAATCAAGATCGTCAGAAGCGCCATCAATAATATCATCAAGTTCTTCCATTGCACTTGATACAATGCCAATATTATTTTCTATTCCATTAGAAAGACCTTGCATCATATTCTTTCCCATATCTGCAAATACAGTTGATGGCGAATTGATGCCAAATGTTACTTTCACACCTTTTATAATGTTGCTAGCTGTTTTTGTCGCTGTATTTATTGTTGAACCAGCAGCCTGAACGATCCCTTTAGAAAGACCGTTCATAATATTCTTTCCGGCTGTTACCATATTTGGAGCAATACCATCATATGCTGTCTGAACATCGCTTGCATGTTCTTCCACGATATCAAGCATATTTTCTGATGCTGTCTGAACATCTTCAAACGCTTCTATAATATTACCTGTTGAATCTACCGTGGATTTCATGGTCCCGACAATGGCTTTTCCAGTTTTTATTACAGTTTCACTTACTGATCCACTAGCAATGCCGAAAGCACTTCCAGATGCTGTTTGAACATCTTCGAACGCTTCAACAATAGTATTTGCTGAATTAGAAATATTTTTTGCAACGCCAGTTATTGCCTTGCCTGTGCTTATTATTGTTTCGCTTGTTACGCTATTGATTATATCTGAGCTTGTTTTTTTATTTGACGATTTTTTACTTGAAGATGCAGAAGAGGCAAGCCCGGTAACTGTATTTATAGAATTCTGAAGCGATTCAGTTACTCTCTTTGTTCCTTCAATTATGCCATTGGCCATACTGACCATTAGATTATTACCAATGGTCTTCATATAATCACTTAAAACATTTACAGCATCCATGAATTTTTGTACATATTCATGAGCACCATCTAATGAATCATTAAGTGCAGCGGAGCCTTTGTCCACACCTCCTAAAAGCATGGAAAAAATCTTTTCTCCAACTTTCCACGCTTTATCACTTTCGTCTGCAATATCTTCTATGGCTTTTGTTACTGTGTTTCCATTATTATCAATACCAACGACAAGACCTTCCATCAGGTTCTCGCCAATCTCTTCAAAAACCTTTGACGGAGAATGGACACCAAACACGCCTTTTACAACGCTCACGACATTTGACGCCGCTCTCTTTGCTGCATCAAGCGCATTATTTGCAGCTTGAACAAGCCCGTTCTGCAAACCTATCATAAGGTTTTTACCGACCGTAACCAGACTATCTTTTGCATTGTTTAAGCCAGTCATCCATGTGCCGATATTGGTTTTAACAGTGTTTAACGCCGTCCTGACGTTACTGTATCCCTGCGAAAATCCATTACTAAGTCCTGTTGTTATATTCTTACCAACTGTAATGAGGTTGTCTTTTGCTTTTTCAAATCCCTTCGGAATACTTGTTGCTATTTCTGTAATCTTGGTTTTTGCAGATGACCATTTTTCTGAAATTCCCGACCGGAGCTTTTCAATCATGTTTCTACCAGTCGTAAGTAGTTTGCTCGGCGCATCCTTAAATGCACTTGCTACACCTGTGGAAATTTCAGTGAATTTATTTTTTACAGTGCCCCAAGCGCTTGAAGCACCTTCCTTAAGTTTATTTACTATCTCGCTGCCCTTTTTCATAATAGTATCCGGCAAGCCTTTGAAAAACTCAGGAATTGCTTTTATTGCTTTTGTGAAGAACTCAGTAACACCTTTCCATGCTTCTCCTAAGCCGTTTATAAGACCACTGACTAAATCAGTACCAATTTCTTTAAATACAGTTGAAGGTGAATTGATGCCAAAAAAACCCTTAATAGCATCAAGAATTGATTTACCAAGGTTCTTAATCTTCTCAACAACTGCATTGATTTTGTCTTGGATACCTTGCCTTAAACCGTCAAGAAGATCCTTACCCGCCTGAATCATGTCTTTGACTCCGCCTTTGATCTTCTCAACGATCTTGCCAAGCAGTTCGCCTACTTTTCCAATAATACCAGTAATTACTTCAGGCATTTTCTGGACAAGCCCCATAAAAAGTTCAAGACCTTTTGAAGCTATTTCAGGAATGACTTCTCCTAATTTTTGAATTATTGCAGATACGATCTGTACAACTGCCTGAATAATATTGCTTATGATTGCAGGTAAATTTTCAACAAGAGCAGAAAATAACTTTATACCAGTGTCAATAATCTTTGGTATTGTTTCCTGCAATGAACCTATAAATTCAGATATTAAAACAGGAGCTTTTTCAACTATAATCGGTATGGCATTTATTATACCTTCAGCCAAACCCCTTATAAGATTAAAAGCTGCTTCAAGAAATTTACCTCTATTTTGTATAAGTGTTTCAACTAATGTCAAAACCGCACTAACCGCAGCAGGTATTAACTCAGGCAAAGCTTGGCCTATACCACTTACAAGAACCATTACCGCTTGAATACCTGCATTTAGTATTTCAGGCAAACTAGATATCAAGCCTTGCAATAACTGCAAGATTATCTGCACGCCTGACTCCATTATTTTAGGCAGATTCTGTGTAATTGATGTAATTATTGAAAAAATAATGTTGCTACCAATTTCAAGAAACTTTGGCAATCCATTTGTAATGTTTGTTATAATTCCGTCTATGCCTGTGGAAATAAGTCCAAGCCCCTTATCAGAATCGCCACTAAATATTTCAGTGATGCCATCCATTACAGTTGTTACTGATGGTAGAAATTGAGTAATCATATTTCGCTTAACGCCATCAATAGCTGTACTCATATCTTGCAGGCTATCTTGATAAGCTGCTGACGCTTTCACAGCTTCATCAGACATAACGCCACCAAGTTCATGCACTCTTTGGCGCATTGCTTCTGTATCTTCAGCAGAAGTATTAAGCAATGCTCCCATCTCCATACCTGATTTACCAAGTATTTTTGTCGCTAATGCAGTTCTTTCAGACTCGTTATCAACGCCTTGCAATGCCGTTATAACATCCGCAAATACGTCTTCCTGATCTCTTAAATTGCCATTTGCATCGGTAACAGAAATACCAAGCTGCTGCATAGCGGCAGCAGATTCAGACATTTTTTCATGAGTACCCTCTTGAGCTGACTGTAATTTTGCTTCAGCATCAGTAACCTTGTTATTAGCCTGTTCAAGACTTATCAACGCCTTTTGCGCCTGGCTTGATCCTTCGCCATATTTTGCAACAGCTTCATTGTATGAAATTTGCGCTTTCTGTGAATTTAATATGGCATTATCATAGCCTGATTGTGCTGATCGTAGTTTTTCCTGATCTACAGTAGCTTCGCCAGTTGCTGTGCTTAAACTTTCCATTGCAGCACCAAGCGTTTTCATAGCAGGTCTTAATGCTGAAGCAGAAGACCCACTATGTTGCAATATCGCATCCCACTCCTGATATGCCGTAGCTGAGATTCCAAGTTTCTGACTCGCTTTGTCAATATTATCTCCATATGCTGCTGTATCACCTGCTGACTTAACAAAAGCAGCACCAGCAGCAGTCACGCCGGCAGCAACGGCTCCAACAGCTATGCTACCTGCTTTCGCGGCTGTTCCAAGTCCAGAAGATAATGCAGAACCAAAATCGGACGCCGAGCTTTCGGCGTCCTTTAGTCCTTCTTCATATTCACTGGAATCCAACTTTATAGTTGCCATTAAATCAAATATATCCATATCATTCCTCACTACTGCTAATGGATTTTATTTTATCTTTAATCCTGTTTTTAACATCTTCAGCAGATTCCTCATTATGAATATTTTGGCTATCTTTAATCAATTCTGAATAACGGACATTTATATTACCAATTATAAACAAACAATCAGTGATATATTGCCTATATATATCATCATTTTTATTATAAGCATATTTTGCTTTGAAATACTTTATAAATTGCTTTATTCCTTTTCTGCTTCCTCTATATTCTCCGTAGCAGACCCAGAAGAGGTCACTGTGTCTTGCGATTGAAAAAGCATAACAAGGTCAGGATCATTCATCATGTCCAACAGCATTTTTGGGATTTCGACAATAGAAGGAGAAAAATCTTTTGGATCCACGCCTTCAATAGCTGCCATTACATTAAGTATTTCATGCTTATAATTCGACAAAAGATATTGTATTATCTTTATTTTGTTTTTGCCTTTTGCCAATGAAACAAATTTTTTATCAACGCAAATTGTTGATACTTCATCAACTATACAAGCAAGAACATCAAGAGCCTCTTCACCCTTTATATCAGCCAACTTTCTCATTATGCGCTCTCCTTACTAACATTATTTATTATGCAGATGCAGAAACAACCGTTGCGCTACCTGCGGCTACTGCCTTATCACTTGCATCCACTACAGCAACAGTAATCTTTTTACCTGTAGCTGCTTCAATGTCTGCTGTGCCATTCCAATCTGTCCAAGCTGCAAGACTGTCACCATAATTCACAGTTTCAGCAGCATCACCTACTTTATATACATAACTTTCACTTTCTCCAAGTGTATGTCCTGTTATAGTCAGTTTTGTTGTTCCTGCTGTCGTACCTGCTGCACTTACAACAGTAAGAACATCAATAATGCCATCAAGCGAATAAAATTCCATAGGCATATCAGACTGAGATTCTACGGACACATGGCCTGTGATTTCAAGTGTAACATTACCTTTACCATTCTTTGTAGTTTTAAGAACAAAACCACCTGTAGAAAGCGCATTCTTGATCTTCACAGCAACTAAACCGCCATCGGCTTTATCACCAACCCACCAAAGATCCTGAAAGTCAGTCTGTTTAAGGTCTTTTCTCGGAACGATCTTTGCTGTATTTCCAGTTGCTGTATCAGCCGCACCAAGCGCAATCTTAATTGCATTAGCAGTTGTGCCAAGTGCTGTTGTGGACAACGTACAAGTCCAACCATCAAGATGCTTTCCTTCCATTGTGTTAATCGGTGCATTGTCTACATCTTCAAACATATCACTATATGTCGGAACGCAAGAGACTGTGATGCCGCCTGTTGTAGCTGTTACAATGTTAGAGTCAGACGGTTCAACAGGAGCAGCCGGATCAAATGATGTAAGAATCACACCTGCATCAATCTGCAATTCCCTGAAAATGTCTTCAGATACTTTTGTAAACATTCCCATAATCTTATCTCCTTTTTAACTATAAGTGAAGAATTCACCCATTAAATTGATCCTAATTCTTCTTACATGATCATTTTCATCTGCAATCCTTTGAGCAAATGGACTGCCTTTTGTTAAGAATAAATATTCTTTGGTATTTATTGGAACAAGCACATAATCTTTTGTAATATTACCTATTTCATCAGCCTTATTGGAGATATCGCGCCAATTAGTAGAATAATTCCAAAGATCAGCAGTCAATAATACTGTATTTTCAAATGATGCAACCGATGCGCTATATGTTATATATGGCATCTGTGCATCATCAGGAACACTTGTTTCATCATATGCTGTCCAAGTAAATCCAGACCAAAAACTATGTAATGCTTGCCATTTATCCATTATTGCAGTTTCCATTCTTCTGCAGTAACCTGACGCATATCAAGACCTGCGCTCAATGGCGTTTTATCATCATCGCCATCGCTTGTGACTCTAAATATCTTGCTGTCTTCCACACGCCTGAACACATCATGATACTGCAAATTTAATGCTTTTGGTGTAGTGACTGTATACAAAGCTGTAACTCCCTGTTTTTCACCAATTCTTGCTTCCATTGAAGAATCCAAAACAATCGCGGCTTTAAATTCAGCACCATCTACCCAAGTAATATCATAACCACCATAACCATCAGCAACAGTTTGTTTATTAAGTATGACGCACGTAGTCATTGCTTCTGATAGGAGACTCATATCTGATTTTCCTCCACTCATTTAATCTTGAAGCAAATGCATTCTTCCATGAATATGCACTTGCAGAACTACTTGACATTTTTGAATATGAATATCCCCCAAAACTCTCAGATTGATATGGGCTATCTATTGCTGATCCATATTGATCACTCCAAGTTTTTATTTCATCAGAAAGGGCTATGACTGAAGGAGGAATCGCCATAGCCCATATTTCACCTTCAAATTCCTCGTCCGTAAGGTCATTTGAAGGATATTTATGCACGCCATCATTAAACAAACTGCCGGAAATTCGATAATATTGATTCTGTTTTAAAAAATCAATATCCGCAAGATTTTTGTTTTCTATGCTGAAATTACCAACCCATACTTCAGTTATGAAGTAATTCTTCAGTTCCCTCAGTACCTGTTCTAGCATTTTTTCTGCGCCCTCTTTTTTCTTCAAACTTTGGCACATCTACTTCAGGTTCAACGGCAATTTCTTCTTCTTCATCAGCTTCAGCTTCAACATCAACCTTTTTAATAAGCGGAACGCCTATCTTGTTGCTGTTTGTAGAAAGCTCATGATATCTTGCCTCAGATACATTTTTACCAACGTGAGGGAAGATATCCCCCACGTTGTAAATATATCCATTATCCTGAAGGTCCGCAAAACTTCTCAAAACCTTGTACATAATTACGCTCCTGCAGGTGTGTCTGAACTATTGGTTGCAATAAACAGACTGTTCGGATTATAGAGGACCGGCATAAAAAGCGTGGATGCTTTTGTCCAAAGCACAGCCGGATCCTGTTCTGCCCACTGCGTGATATAAACGAACGGCTTTTCTGCTGTTGCCTGGGATACCTGCAGAAGCTGTGTCACATCTGTTTCAGGCGGATCACCCCAAAGACCAATACCAAGATTGCCGCCGACATTCGCAGCAAAGAAGGTGATCTTATTTCTCGGATAGTAATATTCCGTTGTAACAGACGGACGCCCGGAAGCGATCGTTGCGCTTGCTCCGTATGTAAGATCGTTTGTTATAACCTGAGAAATGCCAAAATCTTCTGCAAGGTACGCTTCAAGATCGCCCATGCGAAGCTGTGCGCCAATTCCAAGATTGCCGTTAACGAGCTTCTGAATATTGGCATCCCTTCTCAGTTTTGTAAGCATCTTTGAACTTGTAAAGATACCCGTAATCACAACCCCTGCGCTCTTTGCGGCATCAATGATATTCTGAATCTGTGACGGAATATCATCCGTAGCACCTGCGCCAAAGTCAAGTGTATATGCTGTATGGGCCTCCGGAACGCCATAATCTACAGTCAGATCAAGATCATTTTCTTTGATTGTAACACTGCCAGTTGCCAGCAGCTCATTCTTTGCCACCTTTGTACGAGTGATGACCTGCTCTGCAAGCCTTACACCATCATTTACAACATAATCATAAAGTGCTTCATCACCGTTCACACCTGACCTGAGAAGCGCTCTCATGCGCTCAGACTGGTTAATCTTAGTCTTGATCAGACCTTTTTCAATGTTATGATTATCAACAGGCACGCGGAACGTGGTCTGCGCTTCAGTATCGAAGCCGTGGAACTGAGCCATCATCGGAATCTGATATTCTGTTGCGATAGACTCCCATTCAGCAACAAGATTATCCGTTCTCAGATCACCAAAAACCTGATCCGCAGGATCGTTCGGGCGTGTTACCTGGAACGGAATATCAAGCCAATCTGTTTTCGGCAGAAAACCAAGGATATTATTTTCCCATTTAATCGGCATTATTTTCACCTCTCATCATTTTGCAAAATCTATGTGGCGCATTAAATGTCCACACGTAACTCTTGTATCTACGAAAATCGGTCTTGCAACCGAGTTGAATTGTTCGCAAAAATACAGATCTTCAGAAAGCTGAGAACCGTTGTCATATAAAACCCATTTGAACCAAGGATATTTGATCTCCTCAAATACGTCTCTGTGAATTAACGCACATGCAAGACCACTTCCACGAATCTGAACTTTATATGCGCCACTCTCTCTAAGCTCCCTTAATTCCTCAGCCGTGTACGCATCCTGTCTTACATAATCCCTGCCGCCCCATTTGAAAGCGGATGTTCTGCCATCCGTATTCGGTTTGTTTGGCGGTCTTGTGAGACTATATCCCACAGCCATACTACGCTTCAGCTTGTATTTCTGCTCCGTCTCAATCAGATTGACAAGCGCATCTTTCGGAACAACTTCATCATTGTCAATCATAAGACAATAATCATAATTTCCATCAAGCGTAAGCCGTCCTATCTGATTTCTGGCATTTGCCACATCGTACCCCCGAACGAACTGAAAGTCTGTTTCATGACCACCTCTGTCAAGATCGTAAATCGACTTGAACGTATCGGGATAGATGTTTTCATATGTCGGAACTGCAATCAGAATCTTCATACCGTAGCCTTTTTATGATAATAACAATAATTGTTTCCAGTGTCGAACAGAACTTCAAAACCCTTATACCGTTCAGCGAATAATTCCGCCGTAAGTTCAGGCTGTTTATGTGCCTGATACGGATTACCTTGCCACTCCCCCTGCGGATATAGGAATGGCACAGCAACAATCATATCACGACATCTCAAGTATGCATAATCGAGAGTTTCTCTAGCCTCTTCTACGGTCATATGTTCAATCACGTCACCAAAGATAATCAGATCGTAAAACCGATACCGAAAATCAATGATATTCATGTTGAACACTTCTTCATACATCGGCTTCAACTGTTTGCAGTAAGGTTTCCACACCTCGACTGCATCCATTTCATATTCCGGAAGAAGATTTTTCCACTTGCCATCGCAAGCACCCACATCCAGTACACGAGCATCAGCCGAAAAGTTCTGTCTTATCCAGTTGACAACTTCATTTTTCCCCACATCGTAGCTAGGCATCTGATTGCTCCGTTACATCATCACGTTGTTCCACCTGTAGTGCCACCAGTAGTACCGCCCGTTGTGCCACCAGTCGTTCCACCCGTAGTACCACCGCTGAAGTCAGGACGTGTCACAGACGGTGCAGATGAGATAAACGTGAATCCCTTAGCTGCAAGTGCTGTCTTTGCGTCAGAGTCAAGTTCTACGGCAAGCCTGTCCTCATAAACAACGCCGCTGAGGACCACTGAACCCGGCATATCACCAGACGTAACATCCACATCTTCATAGACGATACCTACAGCCGTTGCGTTATTTGCGGGATACGGTGTACCCATCTTGACATACTTTCTGCCATTCACAGTTGTTGCGCCCGACTGCGCAATCTGCTTTGTTTTTCTTTCACAT